GCTGGTTATTCAGAACCAAGGTTATCCAAAGTCAATGGAGTTTGGAAACTTCTTACTGCCTTTGAAAATGATAACGGTTTTTGGAAGAGACAATGGACTATTAAAGAGGGTCATGAGACCTCAGATTTTGAGGAAATACACAGTTAGGAAATGGTTAAGTTACGCGAGTCTAGTATAAGAGGTGGGGTCGCTCCTCATCCACTTGACCATGACCTTTTAAAGGGAGAATGATGTGGAAGGTTTTCTAAATAATTTTATTGCATTTATATTAACAGTCTTTGCTGGTCTATTTGCGTATTACACTTCACTTGAAGTAGAAGCAATGAGGCGGGAAAAGAACAAAAAGGATGAGAAATAAATTTGACAATGCCGCTCACTTAATGCTATACTGTATTTAGAAATGAAAGAAGAAGTAAAAAGAAACAGAGAAAAACTTGGACTGGGTTTCAATTTAGGTATTGAAATTCCATTAGGTTTTAGAATTTATCAAATAGCAGGATTTGTGGTGGTTTTCACTCCATTACTTCTTGCGTTAGTGGGAGAATAATTATGGTAATAGGTGAAATAGAATTTGTAACTGAAGCAGAACAAGTTCATTTGGATGCAGCAAATGATGCATATCAACACGAAGAAGAAGCACAAGAAGCTTATGATGAAGGTTACTGCATTCACTGTGGTGAAGAACTAGAAGATTGCACTGGTTACAAATGTTGGATCAGATAATGGTAGTTGCAGAAAAACACAAAAATCACGGTGGGCTTTATGACAGAGGCACCGCAGATTCTTATTACAGGCGTCCAGCATATCCACATTACTATCCTGATGGAACATACCATGGGAAACGAATAGTGAATTTAACGGAACAAGAAAAAGCAATTTACATGGAAGGTTTTAAAGCCAATGAAGCAGACGGTCACTTTAAAGATTGGGGAGTAGACGAATGGTAAGAGAAGTTCCACTAGTTGACTTAGATGTCAAAGAAGAATTAAAAGACGCTTTGTTTGATTATGAAAATGCAATGTTGAGAGACTACATGAGTTTTACTCATGGATTTCATGATCCTTACAAAGACGAAACAAGAGCCCAATATGCAAACGGAATACGTTACATAAAAGGCCCCAAATATTTAAAGGTTATCAATACCGATAGGGATGGACATAGAATGGTTCATTCCTTTATCAATTTAGGAAATAGAGAATTCGAATTTGGAGATATTCTTAAGTCCGCAACATGGAGAGCTCCAGCCTTAAATAAAGCAAGAGGAAATCTCTTTAAAGGGTATAGAGTTCATTGGACTGGTGCCGAATATTTAATATGAAAGAACAGTTTGAAGGTGGAGTATTACTCCAAACAACAAAAGACCTTATAGAAATTTGTAATAAGGTTTATCCACAACTTAATATTGGTAAGTTTTCTGATGCAGAAAATAAAGCCCTTATGGTAAACATCGATTTGATTTCACAGATAACACAAAAGAATCTTAATCTGATGTATCCTAATCGGAAAGAAAGACTACACGATCCGAAAGAAGAAGAACATTTTTTCAATAATGGTTCATAAGAAATGAGAATAGTAGTCGAGAATTATGGGGACGCTTGTATATATCAAGATCGTCCTTTTGGTTATAAGAGATTCATCGTAGAATTTAAAGATGGATCGACAAGAGTTTATAGTGGTCTATGGTATAAGATAGATCAAGTAAAAAAGTTTACAATAGGGGTGCTTGACGCTCGGGCAGGGACAGGGAAATGAACGATACCAAGTCCACAACTTTTACACGACATGTGTATGACAGATTTCCCATCCCGCCAAACTTATGTTCACGAGAGTTTAACTCATTCTGCACAAGAATGTGGTTAGACAATTGTGATGAAAATAATGATATACTAGCAACCAGTCACACTTATGAAGAATATCGGAATATGTATTTTAACTGGTTAGTTTACGAATTTATTAAGAAGAGGAAGTAATATTATGAGTGATTTAAATGGATTACCGTTTGAAGAAGAAGAGTGGTTTCCCGAACTAGACGCATTACAAGAAAGTGGTGCTATCAATATGTTTGGAGCTCCTCGATGGTTACAGGATAACTTTGGATTGAATAGAGTTCAAGCATTGGGAATTTTTAATGCTTGGGTCAAATATGTAGAGAAGAAATATGAAAATGTCTAGATTAAAATTTCTTGCCATGTTTGTATTAGGTTTCTGTATAGGATTCTATTCTCAGAAAGCAATGCCAGTGTCTTTAATAGATGGAGTTGCAGATGATACAACCTGTATGGCAATGAACATTTATTTTGAAGCAGGCAATCAACCACTAGCTGGGAAGGTTGCAGTTGGTCAAGTTACATTGAATCGTGTTGCAGCGAAGCAGTTTCCTAATAATGTTTGTGATGTAGTGCATCAGACAAAAGAGTATTATACTTCATGGAAGACTGGATTATCTATTCCTAAACGTGGAATGTGTCAGTTCAGTTGGTATTGTGATGGTAAAGCAGATGAACCTTTAGACAGTGTAACATGGATTGAGTCTGTCTTACTTGCAAGAAGAATACAAGCAGGTGAATGGACTGATATAACGGAAGGGGCATTATGGTATCATGCAGATTATACTGAGCCTTATTGGATAACGAATTTGAACCAAACAGTTCATATCAATAATCATATATTTTATAAATGACAGATATCTACTTTGCAAAGGCAAAGGATCATCACGGTAATATACATTACTTTGTTTCCAATACAGAAGAATCAATAGAACGTCATTGTGAAGGAACTCTTCTCGGTTATGAAATGGCTATTGAAGAGTGGTGTTCTAATGTGACACCAGCTATGGTTCAAAAACATTTTAAATGGTTGGGGAAAGGTAGAAACCCATTTGTGGTTGCTAAACCTTTTGAGTATGGTAAACCTGTAGAAGAACATAAATATAATCAACCTAAATGGTAATATGGCATACAGTAAACAGGTAGTAGAACGGTTCGAGTCTGTTCTCAGAAACCCACACAAACATTCAGTAGGACGTTTCGATCCGAAAGACCCTAATGTAGCATCAGGAATGGTAGGAGCTCCTGCCTGTGGTGATGTTATGAAACTTGATCTTAAGATGAATGGGAATACAATCGAAGACGTTAAATTCAAAACATATGGTTGTGGTTCTGCCATTGCATCATCTACACTCTTTGTAGATATGTTAAAAGGTCGAACCTTAGAAGAAGCAAAAGAGATCAAAGATAAAGAGATCGCAGAAGCTTTAGAGTTACCACCTATCAAATTACACTGTAGTGTTCTTGCAGAAGAAGCTATAACCAAAGCAATAGAAGACTGGGAAAGAAAGAAGAGTGTCGAAGCTGCCTTATTTCAACCAGTTTCTTAAACCCTCTAGTCAATATCCCAAACATATTGTATACTATAAAGTAGTATGAAATTTAAAACATTATATGGATATGAAGAACTACCTGATACTAAACAATGCAGTAAGTGTGGTGAATGGAAACACTTTAGTGCGTTTGGTTTACGGATAGGAAGACTCGGTTCTTACTCTGATACTGATCCTCAGAATCAAGGTCAAAGAAGAAACGAATGTGATGAATGCAAAAAAAGAATAACCAAACAAATTAAAGAAGCAAAAAAGATGGCACCACCCATGGAATCTGATCATGTATGTCCTATATGTAAAAGGAATGATGAAGAGATTCGTGGAGAAGGTAATTTATGGAAGAACAAATCTGTATTTGTTTTAGATCATGACCATGATACAGGTAAATTCCGTGGATGGCCATGTCAGTATTGTAACATCCTTATAGGAAATGCAAACGAAGATACTAGAGTATTAGAGCGTGCAATTGACTACCTAAATAATTCAAAGGATTTATAATGCCAACTTACACTTTTCAGAATACTGAAACAAAAGAAATCGTAGATGAATTTCTTAGTCTATCAGAAAGAGAATTATTCATCAAACAAAACCCACACATGAAACAAATTATCGGGCCTGTTACTGTTATAGGTGGTCACGGTGATCGCGTTAGAACAGATGATGGTTTCAAATCAGTATTATCTAAAGTTGCAGAAGCACATCCAAATTCTAAGTTAGCAGATAAAGTAGGTGCAAACACATCTATAAAAGGTAGCAAAGCAAGAGACGTGGTAAGGAAACATTCGGAGAAACAAAGGAATGAGTGAAAAATTAAAAGTAAGAACTAACTATCTAGAGTTAACTGATCTAGAAAAGATTGAATTAAAAACTGAACAGGATGGTAACAGTCGTTATTATGTTGATCAAAATGGTGCAAGATATCCAAGTGTAACAACTGTAGTAGGATTATCTACAAGAGATCATATTAAATTGTGGAGAGATCGTGTTGGAGAAGAGGAAGCAAATCGTATCTCTACTACTGCGGCAAGGAAAGGAACAAAGTTTCATGATCTAGTTGAGACATATCTTCGAAGAGAACAAGAAGAGGTTTTCTTTGAAAATATAATACAGGAAGGACAGTTTAAATCTATTCAACCAATATTAGATGAGATCATTCCACTTGCAATAGAACCTGTATTGTATTCCGATAGACTTAAGATGGCAGGTCGTGCAGATTGTGTTGGTATGTTAGATGGTGCAGTTACAATACTTGACTGGAAAACAAGTGCAAAGTATAAGAAAGAAGAATACGCAAAGCCATGGTATCTTCAAATGACTGCATATTCAATTATGGTAGAAGAACTTACTGGTCAACCGATTGATGAAATAATGGCAGTAGTTGCATTAGAGAATGCACAGTTCCAAGTGTTTGTATCAAACCCTGTAGAACATGTTCAAGATTTACTTGACTTAAGAAATAGGTATAAAAATTTATATGGAATCTAAAACACCTCAACTTAAATCACCGATGGTGACTAAAAAGGAATTTACTGAGAAGGTAGAGAAGTTGTTAATGAAAAAGAATGTAGATGTTATGGGTGCAATTTTAAAGATATGTGAAGATCATTTATTGGAACCTGAGTCTGCTAAGCGGTTACTATCACCAGCGTTGAAAGATAAGTTGGAAGCAGAGGCAACACATTTAAATATGATCAATAGAGGAAAACATAGTAGAGCATCTTTAACAGGGTTCTACTCAAAAAAATAATTGGAGTAATTATGAATAAAGGTGAAATCGTTACAGTAGTCACATTAAGTGGCGAGTATGTTGGTGCATTAGAAACACTTGAACCCTTAACTATATCTAATCCTAGAATGATTGTTTCTACAGGAGAAGGTAAAATGGGATTTGCAAAAGGTATTGCATTAACAGGAATAGAAAGTCCTGCCACTCAAGTGTTCAATCAATATGTCTTTGTTGCAGAAACTAATGAACAAGTTGCAACAGCACATGCACAAGCTATATCAGGTATTACAATACCAACCCCATCCGAGACTAAGATCGTTACGAACTAATGACCAGTCGTGAAGGATATGATGCATACACTTTATACCTTGGAATAAAATTACATTTTCATTCTAAGGATTATGACTTTATCAAATACAATGGTAAGGTCAAGGCAGACATCAATTCCTTTGTAAAGAGAAAAGACAGATACCATTTCGGTAAACTCTTTAGAACCTACAAACAAGACTTACAAGATTTCTACATTGCAAACTTATCTCAGAAAGATATGTGGGCAGGTGATATGTTGGACTCATCGGCAGACAAAGTATATAAGGAATGGAAGAAAAGAAAT